GCGCAGTATATGCAGCAGCCAACCTCTGATGTGTCTGCAATTATTAAACGCGAGTGGTGGAAGCTATGGGATGAGGAGTATCCGCCGAATTGTGAGTTTGTTATTCAGTCATGGGACACGGCATTTCTTAAATCTGAACGCGCCGATTATAGTGCATGCACCACATGGGGAGTCTTTTATCATCCAGATGATACGGGTGTAGACCAAGCAAATATCATATTACTAAATGCAGTCAAGAAACGTATGGAGTTCCCTGAGTTAAAAGCTAAAGCATACGCATCATATAAGGAATGGGACCCTGACGCGCTAATCGTCGAGGCAAAGGCTTCGGGAGCACCACTAATATTTGAGCTACGGGCAATGGGTATTCCGGTACAAGAATTTACACCAAGTAAAGGTAATGATAAAATTGCGCGGATGAATGCGGTGGCAGATATGTTTGCATCAGGTAGAGTATGGGTTCCTCAAACACACTGGGCAGATGAGTTGGTAGAAGAAGTAGCATCGTTCCCATCAGGCGAGCATGATGACTTGGTTGACTCAATGACACAGGCATTACTACGGTTCCGTAAGGGTGGGTTCCTCTCATTACCAACTGACTATGTTGAAGAAGATACAAGGCTATACCGAAAAAAAGCAGCGTATTATTAAAGGTGATACAATATGAACAAAATATTTTTGCAGTTCTCTAAAGAATAAGGAATAACAAATGGCAATAGATAAAGCTTTGTACCAAGCCCCAATGGGTTTGGACCAGATGTTAGCTCAACAGGGTGAACAACCAGACCTAGAAATTGAGATTGTAGACCCAGAAGAAGTAAATATTCATATGGATGAGATGGATATTGAGATTAAAAAGTCTAAAGATGAGGATAAGTTTAATAAAAACTTAGCTGAAGACATGGATGAGCGTGAGTTATTGATGATTGCATCAGAGCTTATTGACGATTTTGAAGACGATTGTACCTCCCGTAAAGACTGGATTCAAACCTACGTAGACGGATTAGAGCTATTAGGTATGAAAATGGAAGAACGTTCAGAGCCGTGGGAAGGCGCATGCGGTGTATACCACCCATTGCTATCAGAAGCCTTAGTAAAATTCCAAGCAGAAACCATGATGTCAATGTTCCCAGCAGCGGGTCCAGTTAAGACACAAATCATAGGTAAAGAAACACAGGCAAAGAAAGAAGCTGCAACACGCGTATCTGAGGACATGAATTATCAGCTTACGGATAAAATGAAAGAGTATCGCCCTGAGCATGAACGTATGTTATGGGGACTAGGCTTAAGTGGTAACGCCTTCAAAAAAGTATACTATGACCCACATATGCGTCGTCAAGTGTCTTTGTTTGTACCAGCTGAAGATATTGTAGTGCCATACGGTGCCTCAAACTTAGAATCAGCAGAACGTGTAACCCACGTAATGCGTAAAACAGAAAATGAAGTAATTCGCCTTCAAGCTGCAGGGTTCTATCGGGAAGTAGATTTAGGTGAGCCGGCAAACGTATTAGATGAAGTAGAAAAGAAAATTGCTGAGAAGATGGGCTTCCGTGCTTCTACTGATGACCGCTTTAAACTTCTTGAGATGCATGTAGACCTCGTAGTAGACAGCGATGAATATGATGATGGTATTGCCCGTCCTTATATTATAACCATTGAAAAAAATACAAACATCATATTAGCTATTCGCCGCAACTGGGAACCTGAAGATGAAACCTTTCAGAAAAGACAGCACTTTGTTCATTATGGGTATGTTCCGGGTTTTGGCTTTTATTATTTTGGCCTTATTCACCTCATTGGTGCTTTCGCTAAGTCTGGTACTTCACTTATTCGTCAGCTTGTTGACGCAGGTACTTTATCTAATTTACCGGGTGGCTTCAAAACTCGCGGGTTAAGAGTTAAGGGTGACGATACTCCGATTGCTCCGGGTGAGTTCCGTGATGTAGATGTACCAAGTGGCACAATCCGTGATAACTTAATGGCACTTCCATATAAGGAACCAAGCCAAGTATTAATCAGTTTGCTTACAATGATTGTAGAAGATGGTCGTCGCTTCGCTAATACAGCAGACTTACAAATATCTGATATGTCGGGCCAAGCCCCAGTAGGTACAACACTAGCTATCCTAGAACGTACATTAAAGGTAATGTCAGCAGTTCAAGCACGTATTCACTACTCAATGAAACAAGAGTTAGGTCTATTAAAGAACATTATTGCTGCATATGCTCCTGAAGAATACGACTATGAGCCAGAAGAAGGGGACCGTAGGGCTAAAAAAGCAGATTATGCAATGGTTGAAGTTATACCTGTATCTGACCCTAATGCATCCACAATGGCACAGAAAATTGTGCAATACCAAGCGGTAATGCAGTTAGCCCAACAAACTCCGCAAATTTACAACATGCCTTTGTTACATCGTCAGATGCTAGACGTACTGGGTATAAAAAATGCAAACAAACTTGTCCCTATGGACGAAGACCAAGTAGTTACAGACCCAGTATCAGAAAATCAAAACTTATTAATGATGAAACCCGTTAAGGCATTCTTAACACAAGACCATCAAGCGCACATTACTGTGCATATGTCAGCTATGCAAGACCCGCAACTTCAGAAGTTAATGCAAGGTAATCCACTAGCACAACAAATCCAATCGGCAGCAATGGCCCATATTAATGAGCATTTAGGCTTTGATTACCGTAGAAAAATTGAGCAACAAATAGGCATGGCACTTCCACCACAGAAAGATGCGTCTGGGGAAGATATTCCAATGGACCCACAAGTTGAAGCGCAGTTAGCTCCAATGTTAGCGCAAGCGGCTCAAAGACTACTGCAACAGAACCAAGCTCAAGCTGCAGCACAACAAGCTCAAGAGAAACAACAAGACCCAATTATTCAAATGCAACAACAAGAATTGGCGCTTAAAGGTCAAGAGCAACAACGTAAAGCGGCTAAAGACTTATCTGACGCTAACTTTAAAGCAGAACAGCTTAAAATTGATAAATTACGACTCCTTGCGCAACACGAAACATCAAAAGGACAGCAAAAAAATGATTTAGTTAAGACAGCAGCACAGCTAAGCGCCACTAAACAGCAACATACAGTGGATACAGTTGCAGGTATGCTTAAACACACATCGCAACAACAGTTTCAAAAAAACCAGCAAAAAAACCAGCAAGTAGTAAATCAACCTAAACCGACAAAAGGTGAATAATGGACTATAAAATAATTGAAGTTCTTTTGTATGAGTTCAATGACCGAATGGAAATGCTTTCAAAGGCGTTAACCCAAGGAAATTGCCCTACTATAGAAGAATATAGATACATATGCGGACAGTTACGAGGGCTTGAAGCCGCATGTGGGATAGTAAAAGACCTCCAACAAAAACAGGAAGAAAACTTTTATGAGTGATATAAATTTAGCACAAGCACTAGATTTATCCAGCCTAGCCGCAAAAGCAAAACTGGAAGCACAAGAAGAAGCAGAGATACGAGCAATCGTAGGTGATGCAACTGATGTAGAAAAAGCATCTCAACTACCGAGCCCTTCGGGTTATCGAATCCTTTGCGCTATTCCAGCGATGGAAAAAGAGTATGAAAGTGGAATACTCAAAGCAGATGAAACGATGCGACATGAAGAGGCACTAACTACAGTACTATTTGTAGTTGCGTTAGGACCAGATTGTTACAAAGACGAAAAGAAGTTTCCCACAGGTGCGTGGTGTAAACAAGGCGATTTAATTTTAGTTCGCCCTAATTCTGGCAGTCGATTAGTAATACATGGTCGTGAGTTCCGCATAATCAATGATGATACCGTAGAGGCAGTAATATCTGACCCACGCGGCATTAAACGCAAATAAAGGAGTACAAGATGCCTGAATTTGGAAAAGACGAATTTAAGTTTCCCGACGAAGTAAATTTAAAAGACAGCAAAGCAGAAGATAGCTTTGAGATTGAGATTGAGGACGATACACCTGCAGAGGATAGAAATCGTCAACCAATGCCTAAAGAACTTGTCGAGGAATTAGACAAAGACGAGCTAGACCAATACGATGATAATGTTAAACAAAAGTTTAAACAGATGCGTAAGGTTTGGCACGATGAACGCCGAGCAAAAGAAGCAGCAGTTCGGGAGCATCAAGAAGCAGTAGAGCTCGCTCGCATTACCATAGAAGAAAACAAACGCTACAAGGCAATAATTACTTCTGGAGAGGGTGAATATAAATCTGCACTAGAAAAGGCTACTAATTATGAGTTAGATGCGGCTAAGCGGGCTTATAAGGATGCATATGATGCTGGCGACACTGATGCTGTAATTGAAGCTCAGCAATCAATGCAAAAAGCAAACTTAAAATTAGCTCAGATAGAAAACTTTAGAGCACCCTCTTTACAAAATAAAGAAAGTAGTGTACAAAGGGAATATCAAGAGCAATTACAACAAGCTCCTGTAAGAGCTGACCCACGGGCAATGCATTGGAAAGAAAACAACGCATGGTTTGGGGCAGACGAGGAAATGACAGCTTCTGCGTTAGGTTTACATGAAAAACTTAAACGGAATGGTGTAGTAATAGGCTCTGACGAATATTACAGCACATTGGACAAAACAATGCGCAAACGATTTACGGAATATTTCGGCGAAGATGAACCTCCAAGAGAAAAGAGTGAAAGTGCTTCCTCAAGACCAAGCACAGTAGTAGCTCCAGCGACCCGCAGCACATCTTCAAACAAGATTAAGCTGAAAACGAGTCAAGTAGCCTTAGCTAAACGCTTAGGATTAACTAATGAACAATATGCTCAAGCAGCATTAAAATTGGAGAAATAAAATGGCTGAAAATAGATTAACCCGTGAATTAGATACACGCGCAGTAACGGAGCGCCCTAAACGGTGGCAAGCTCCAGAACTTCTTCCTGAACCAGATAAACAGGAAGGATACGCGTACCGATGGATTCGTGTTTCAACGCTAAATAATGCGGATGCCCGCAATATTTCTAAGGCTCTTCGTGAAGGTTACGAGGCTGTAAGAGTTGAAGAACAACCAAAGTTTAAACTGTTAATCGACCCCAGTAGTCGCTTTCAAGAGAATATTGAGATTGGTGGATTGTTATTATGTAAAATACCAGCAGAGTTTTTGGTACAACGTAAAGAGTATTACGATACTATTACGCAACAACAAGCTTCAGCGGTAGATAATAGTCTTATGCGTCAAAGTGACCCTCGTATGCCAATCTTCCAAGAACGGAAATCGAGTACAAGCTTTGGCAAAGGTAAATAAATAAATTTAATTTTTAGGAGTATTTTATGGCTTATCCTACAGTATCAGCCCCTTACGGGCTAAAGCCTGTAAATCTTATTGGTGGTCAAGTTTATACTGGTTCAACACGCAATTTGCCTGTTCAGTATGGCTACACGTCTAATATTTTTTACGGCGACCCTGTTGTATTAACAGCAGGTTATGTAACACTAGCTGCAGTCCCAGTCAATAGCACTAACGTTATTGTTGGCTATTTTGCAGGTTGTTCTTTCACAAACCCAATAACAAAACAAAAAACGTTCAGCCAATACTATCCAGCTACTACTAATGCTGGTGATATTCAAGCTGTTATCGTTGATGACCCAGATGTATTATTACAAGTAGCTGCTACAACAACTGCTGGTGGTACGACTATTGGTTCATTCTCATCAATCTTGGTGGGTGCTAACGTTGTTGGCGGTACACAAACAGGCTCAACATCAACAGGTAATTCTGGTTTGTCAGTTGTTCCAACATCTGCAGCTGGCGCTACTACTGCTGGCTTCCGTGTTATTCGTTTGGTTCCAGAATCACAAATCTCATACGCCGCAGCATACGTATCAGGCACAGGTACAACTACATTGACTGTTTCAGGTCTTGCAGTTGGTACATTCTTACCAGTTGGTACTGATGTATATAACGTGGTTAGTGGTCAATTGCAGTTCACAGGTTCTACTGTATCTACAGCGGTTACTGTAACATCTGCAACATCACAAGCTTTAACTGTTGTAGCTTCTACTGCGACTATCGCGGGCACTGTGGCATTAGTACAAACCCCAGAAGCTGTGGTTAAAACAAACTTTGGCGTTCATCGCTACAACTTAGCTTAAGGAGAAATATAAATGGCTATTTCACGCGCACAATTATTGAAAGAGTTACTCCCGGGCTTAAACGCACTGTTTGGTTTGGAATATGCTCGCTACGGTCAAGAACACACTGAGATTTACGAAACTGAATCTTCAGAGCGTTCTTTTGAAGAAGAAACAAAACTGTCTGGTTTCTCAGCTGCACCAGTTAAAGGCGAAGGTTCTGCAATCGCTTACGACAATGCACAAGAAGCATGGACTGCTCGCTACAACCACGAAACTATCGCCCTTGGCTTCAGCTTAACTGAAGAAGCTATTGAGGATAACTTGTATGATTCATTATCAGCTCGTTACACTAAAGGTCTAGCTCGTGCAATGGCATACACCAAACAAGTTAAAGCTGCTGCTGTATTAAACAACGGTTTCTCTGCTCAGTTCACCGGCGGCGATGGCGTTTCTTTATTCAGTGCATCTCACCCATTAGTAAATGGCGGTGCTAACTCAAACACACCAACAACTCAAGCTGACTTGAATGAAACTTCATTGGAAAATGCTGTTATTCAAATCGCTGCTTGGACTGATGAGCGTGGTCTATTAATTGCAGCTAAACCTAAAAAACTTATCGTTCCACCAGCATTGCAATTCGTTGCAACTCGCTTGTTAGAAACTGAGTTACGCGTAGGTACAACTGACAATGACATTAATGCGTTGAAAAACAACGGTTCTATTCCAGAAGGTTATACAATTAATCACTTCTTGACAGACACAAACGCATGGTTCTTAACTACTGATGTTCCGAATGGTTTGAAACATTTTGAACGTACTCCGTTACAGAACTCAATGGATGGAGACTTCGATACTGGGAACGTTCGTTACAAATCACGTGAGCGTTATTCATTTGGTTGGAGTGACCCGCTTGGAATGTACGGTTCTTCTGGTTCATTCTAGAAAAACCCTGTAATAACAAGCACTTAGCAATACTAACCCCACCTAAGACGTGGGGTTTTTTATACCTGTTGACATTATAAAAACAATAAAGTATATTACCCGTATCGTAACTCATAGGGTATTTATATGGACTATCCATCAAATAGAAAAGAAGCGCAACGATTAAAAACTACTCACTACTTTACAGGGGTACCCTGCAGTAAAGGGCATATAGCCTTACGTAAAACAAAAGGGGTATGTGTAGAATGCTTACGGATTGAATGGAAGATTAGTAATGACAAACGAAAACTACTCCCTAAATCAGAAGCAGCGAAGGAAGCAGGGCTAAGATATTATGAACGCAACAGGCAGCAAGTAATAGCTAGGGCACAAGCAAGGCCAAAGGAAGATAAGCAACGATATAAACAAACACATAAATCAAGTAATAAAGAGTATTACAAAGTGCTAACCAACTTACGTCGCCGAAGACATAGAAGTGCAACCCCCAAATGGTTATCATATAAACAGCGACAAGATATAAAACATTTATATGCGCAGGCGGTAACATTATCTCAGATTACTGGGGTTAGATATGTTGTAGACCACATAGTGCCTTTAATAAACGACAGTGTGTGTGGGTTGCATGTGCCTTGGAACTTACGAGTCATTACCCAAGAAGAGAACTTAGCGAAGTCGAATAAACTTTAATGGTTTTCCGTATTGCGATATGTATATAAAAGAGCAAAATGTATACACATACACAATGACGTGTATAGAAAACAGGAGAATATCGACATGTGGACTACACCAGCAGCTACAGAAATGCGTTTTGGCTTTGAAGTTACAATGTATATTTGCAACCGATAATGTTATCATAACTACACACGGCCCCCTTTAGGTAGCACTACTTGGGGGTTGTTTGTTCTCCTCATAATGATGGATTCTGTGGCAGTTTGCGCATAGGACAATGTACGTAATGAATAAGTAAAGTATACTTTACATTTTGGGCGGTTAAGCCGACACCAGAGGATATAGCAAGTAACGAGTTTTTCGGCTTTCTGCGTTACATGTACTAGCTATCAAATCTGCGCCTTTTTACTAAAATAAGTAGTTGACATACATAACAGGACATAGTATAAATACAAATAACAACCGGGAATAAAATCCGGCTTATTAGACCGTCCCGGCGGACACATACAAGACTAATGAGCTTACTTTGTATGAAGGAAAATATTATGGCATTCGCTACTCGTCTTGGCCCGTGGTTATTGGGTACTGTTAAAAATACAACTGGCACTACTGCCGGTACAATCCGTAACTTAGGTGCTACTGAAGTTACTCAAACTATTACTATCCCATTTGCATCAATCAATGCTTCGCTTACAGGTACTGCATTCGTACTTCCAGCAGGTGCAATGGTTACATATTTTAAATTCTACACTACGGCTACATTTAGTGGCGCTACAACAATTAAAGTAACTATCGGTGCTACTGATGTTACGGGCGCTACTACGGTTACAGGCCCTGCTGCTCCAGCTAACATGACAGCAGCTACAGCAGCTGATGCAGTAACATCTTTGTTTAACAACGTTGGTGCTACAGACGCTATTGTTACTTACACAGCTACTAAAGCCGCAACTCTAACTACTGGCTCTGTAACGCTTCAATGCACATACACTGTTCGTGGCTCTGATGGCTCAATGATTCAAACTAACGGTCAGAACTAATTAATCTGAATGGGGCTCCGGCCCCTTCTTAAAACTAAGGAGATTAATTATGTCGTCAATGATATTAATAAACAATGCTGCTGCCACAGGCGCAGGGACTTCTCAGAATGTCCAAACACTTCGTATACCTCAAGACAACCGGACATTCCAAGCTACAGGACAAACATCTGCTAGTACAGGCGCGGCTAGGATTGACGTAGAAGTTAGTAACGATAATACTAACTGGATTTTAATGGGCTCAATCACGCTAACGCTAGGCACAACTACAACAACTGACGGGTTTGTATCAAGTGCAAACTGGACATGGGTGCGTGGTAAGGTATTCTCAATATCAGGTACAGGCGCTAAAGTAAGTTTATTCATGGGGCTATAACATGAGCACAAATCTAATTTCAAAAGTAGGCGCTCTAGGCAACCAAGCTAATTTTGCCACAGACGCTAACGGCAATCCTATCGGGCTAGTTAACCCTGCCGGGGGATTATTAAACATTAATGATGTAAAGAGCCGATTTCTAAACTCGCTAGCCGGGGCTAAATCTTTTCAGCAAGGTAATTTCTTACTAGCCATCCCTGCGTGGACTGTAGGCGTACTTGTGAATGAAGGGTTTATTTGCCAAAACGGTGGTAATGCGTATCAAGCTATTAGTGCATTTAATAATAACAATGGTCGTGTATCAACAACGCCGCCTACTGGTACTGGCACCGGAATAATTGTACTGGTAGATGGGGTTAGTTGGTTGTATCTCGGTGCTGCTGATACTCCTATGGCTGACCAGCAAGATACGCCTACAATTACAGTATCAACTGTCCCTGCCTCATGTACTAAGGTTATTAGCACTGCGATTAGTAATGGTGCTGGTGATTATGTAGATACGGTTGCACTACAGAATTTTTATATTTCTGGTGCGTTTCCAGTGTGGGCAAGTGGCTCAGGTGGCGGGGTAAACGGGATTACGGCAGGAACCCCTCCTATAGCTAATACAGTGTACAACGGGATGTCAGTTGAGTTTATGACAGACTCGCCAATAGTAGCTGTAAACCATTTACAAAATGGTGCGGGTATCCCCTATACGGTGCAAGGATTTATTAACGGAAACCAAATCTCTACAAGAACGGGCACAAGTGTGCCATTTACGGCGGGCACAAACAATAACCAATTTTCTTACATCTTTGATTGGGCAACTAAAGGCAATCGAATAAGACGCGTAAAAGTCCCCGTAGGTACGTATAATGCGGGAATTTTTACTCAAGTGGCTATCCCCCCTCAGTATAGTATTTGGGCTCCATATAACCCTAATAGGTATCGACTAGCCACTGAAGGCGATAGTATTTGGCAAGGTGGGAGCCCCGGAAATGGAGGCTTACGGGCTTCTATGCGACTAGGTGCATACCTTGGATGCGACGATGTTTGGGACACTTCAATTGGTAGTACAGGGTTTATTAATATGGGTACTACGACTAATTTAATTGGGCGTATACAAAACATTATTAATATTGCACCTGATATTTTATGGATTAATTGTATTAATAATGATGTAGGTAACGATGCCACTTATAATTCAACTACTAGGAAGGCAGCATATACGCTTTATTTTAGTACGCTGTTGGCGGCACTTCCAAACATTATTATCATTTGTGGTGGCGGTTATGCTACAGGAGCTAATAATTTAACGACTACTGTATCTTCGGCTTGGCAAGTTGAGCAAGATATGCAAACCGCAATTAACGAATATAACCATACTCATGTTAAGTTTTTACCCATGATGAGCGACCCTACGGGCAGATGGTTATTTGGTAATGGTATGGTATCTACAACGTCTAACTCAGTTCATGGCAACAGTGATTTATTTATTGGTGATAGCTCTGATACATTGCACCCTAATCCAAGATACTACGAAGTCATGACCAGACGAATAGGCAATGGGATTATTAGTATCATGAATAACATTAGCTAACCAACAAGCAATAAAGAGAATATAATATGAGCGTTCCAGACCCATTAGAAACAGTAAGAGAGTTAGCCACACATGCATCGGACATTAAACATTTGCAAACAGATATGGACAAAATAGTGCAAGATATGAAGGATGTTAAGGATACGCTTGAGGCTATACGAAAGACGTTGGACCAAGCTCACGGTGGTTGGCGAATGCTAATGGCTGTAGGCAGTGCTTCTGCCCTAGTGGGTGGGGGTGTTGCATGGGTTGCCGAGCACCTGAGTAAGTAGAATGGTATGGACTCGTGAGCAATCTCGAGCGTACTACCTAAAGAACAAAGAAGTACTTGACGCACGAAGCGCCAAATGGAGAGCTGCTAAACGTGCAGCACATATAGTAACCGCTGGTGGAA